AGACACTATATATCCCCCGCACACCGTCTGCCTCCAACTCACGGCCCATATATAAGGCCCATACACGCCCTTTCCAGCCATTTTTACGCCCGCCCCTAGGAAGTGTACCCCTTTTGACAAAAAATGGCCTTATAGGGGCTAAAAACAGCCTTTATAGGGGGGTAGGTATCATTTAGGGTGAAGGGCGGGGGTGAAAATAAGTACCCCCTTTTCTGTATAAATGGAGAATTTTATGGTAAAGAAGGTCAAGTTCTATGATTTGAGGAAGCTTCTTAACGCCTGGAAGGCATCCTGGGAGGTTTCTAACCAGAAGAATCCCTATTCCGCAGGCATCAACCGTGATTTGATGAAGAAGGGCTACGGCATACACGACGTGAAGAACGCCATCGGGCTGGTCCTGGCGAAGAAGAAGGAGTTGAGGACCGACGAGGAGGAGGAGCTGCTGGAATTCGACTCCATGGCCCGCCTTGTTGCTGAGAGCGCACTGGTGGACCAGTGTGGCGAGACCACCAACGGGGCCATCTTCCTGCTTGAATCCAAGTACGGCTATAGGAAGGGGAGCGACATCAGCATCTCCATGGAGAAGGACGTGGTGAAGAAGGTGGTCCGCTGGGGCGACGAGGAAGGCACGGACTCTGCGGAAGTGGCTCCCGAAGCGGTAGCCAATGGGTGAGATACTCAACGTACTCCAGTACCCGTCCCCGAAGTTCAAGTACCTCTACCCTGAATACTCGAAGGGGAAGAAGTACATCATCTACAAGGGCGGGCGAGCCTCCACGAAGACCTGGAGCATAGGCAAGGCCCTCATCGACCACGCCTGCACCTACGACTCCCTGCGCATAGTGTGCGGCCGAGAGATCATGAAGTCCATAGCGGAGTCCAACAAGAGGCTCCTGGAGGACACCATCACCCGTGCCGGTCTGTGGGGCGAGTTCAAGACCACCAACAGCTACATAGAGAACACGCGCACCAAGTCCAGGTTCACCTTCATCGGCCTCCGCGACAACCCCGACTCCGTGAAGGGCATGGAGGGCACTGACATCTTCTGGGGTGACGAGGCCGACGCCTTCAGCCAGGAGTCGCTGGACCTATTGTGCCCTACGATGCGCAAGAAGGGCTGCAAGGTGATATTCAGCTACAACCCGCAGCTTCCCACCACGCCCATAGAGAAGTTGCAGATAGAGAAGCGGTCGCAGTGCATCGTGAACTTCATCAACTACCTGGAGGTGAAGAAGTACCTCTCCCCCGAGGTGCTCCTGGACGCGGAGGAGTGCGAGCTCACGGACAACGACAAGTATAGGTGGATATGGCTGGGCGAGTTCCGTGCGCAGAGCCAGGACACCTTCATCCCCCTGAAGCTCGTCACGGAGGCGATGGCGAGGAGCCCCTCCGACACGAACGAGGGCGTGGTCGCTGCGCTGGACATCGGCCTCTTCCATGACCGTTCGGTGATGGTTGTGCGCCAGGGTATGAACGTGATATGGGCTAGGGAGTGGAAGAACCCCGACCCCGATATGCTCGTCCAGGACGTCATCGGCATAGTTGCGAAGTACAAGATACAGAAGCTGGCCATCGACGCGGCAGGCCAGGGTGCCGCCATCTACAAGAAGCTGCGCAACGAGCTAGAGGACGTCGTTGTCGGCATCATGGCTGGCAATGCTGCCAAGGACACGAAGAAGTACGCCCGCCTCCGAGACGAGGCGTGGGGCCGCATAAGGGACTGGCTGCCGAACGGCTCGCTGAAGATGGGCGGCAGGCTGGAGGACTGGGTGACGGACCTCACCAACATCAAGTACTTCTACGACGACAAGGGCCGCTACAAGATAGAGTCGAAGAGGGTGTACATAGCGAGGGGCTTCAACTCTACGGACTGGGCCGACGCGCTTGGATATTCCCTGCTCATAAAGCCCACCTCTCACGCCTCCGAGTTCTATATGCCGGAGCAGGAGGGGGAGGTATCATATAGGGGTGGAAACTACATGGGCTATCCTTCCGACTGGATGGGAATCTGATGCATAACGAGATTACAGAGAACTACAGCTTTACATTCAACCCGAACAAGATCGCGCAGTCCCTGATGGGAGTGTCCGTGCAGGACCTGAAGAGCCCTGACGATTCCTTCCTGTTCGACGGTGACCACTACGACACCTCCGTTGACGGACGTACCGGCCTCAACAAGCCGCAGATGATGTTCCTCAAGGAGAAGGCGCAGGCGGACTACAGCCGAGCCGAGGCGTACTGGAGCGAGCACTACGAAAGGATGCGCACGGACTGGGACTTCTACAGCGGCAAGGACCAGTGGACGGAATCCGCCAGGAACGCCCGCAACGGACGCCCGGTGCTTACCTTCCCAATCCTTGGCAAGTTCGTGAAGCGAATCGTGGCCGAGACCAAGAAGAACCCGCCTGCGGTGCAGCTGAATGCCCGCGAGAACGGTGACATGATGAAGGCGGACATCGGCATGGGCCTTGTGCGCTACATCGAGGACGTGAACGGTGCGAAGTACGCCTACTCCCACGCCCTCGAATGCGCTGCGGTGGGCGGCATTGGCTGGATCAAGGGCGGCTTCGACTCGAAGAGACGCCAGGTGACCATCAAGAAGGTACGTGACCCTTTCAGCTACTACATCGACCCCGATTCGGAGGAGATTGACGGCTCCGACGCGGAATACTTCATCTCCCACTACCGCAAGACGAAGAACCGCGAGAAGATGGAGTGCTACGAGTACTGGTGGCGCGAGTGGAATTCCGATACCATGGAGTACGAGGTCTACTGGGCCCTCATCGAGGGCAACGACGTTCTGGACTACGGACGTTTCCCGTCGCAGATAATCCCCATCTTCCCGGTATTCGGGGAGGACATGAACTACGAGGGCGAACGTTGCATCAAGGGCATCGTGCGTGACCTCCAGGACGCCCAGCGCAGCTACAACTACCTGAAGAGCCAGGAGGTCGAGGCCATCGCCCTCACCCCGAAGGCCCCCATCATCTACGAGGAGGGCTCCATCCCGAAGGAGGAGATGCGCAAATGGATGAATTCCACCAAGAATCCGTCCATGCCTCTCGCCTACCGAATGACGAACAAGGATGGCGAGGCCGTCAAGGAGAAGCCGCAGTTCATGAACCTGAAGGCCGACACGGAATGGCTCCGTGCGGCTGCCGTAGGGGCAGTGAACGACCTCAAGGAGGTTACCGGCATCTACGACACGGCCCTTGGCAGCGATTCCAAGGAGCTTTCGGGCAAGGCCATCATTGCGAAGCAGATTACTGCTGACGCGGGCCAGTACACGTTTACCGAGCACTTGCAGGCCACCATCCAGCAGATTGGCCGCTGGCTCGTTCAGATTATCCCCATCGTATACGAGGAGGAGAGGGTAATCCGCATCGTAGGCGAGGACGGCAAGATGCGTTCCGTGGACCTCGACGCCCCCATGGAGGGAGTGCAGCCCTGGGACCAGCAGCCCATCGACCTGGACTTCAACGACATGGACATCAGCATATCCAGCGGTTCCTCCTATGCTACCCGCAGGGAGGCAGGCGTGGACGCCTTCCAGAGCATCATGCAGGCCATCCCGAACACCGCTACGGCCATCGCAGACCTTGCAGTGAAGAACATGGACATCCCTTACGCCCAGGAGGCTTCCGAACGCCTCTATGCGCTTTTGCCGGATGCGGTCAAGAATACCGAGAAGGCCCCGAAGGGCTTCGTGCCTGCACGCCAGTTGCAGGAGGCCACGCAGATTGCGGACCAGCAGAAGGCGGTATTCGAGCAGATCCAGGCGAAGATGCAGGCCCGTATCGACGCGCTGGAGGCCGAGCTCAAGAACAACATCCAGGGTTCCATCGCGAAGGCCAGAGTGGATGGCGAGTACAAGCTTGCGGTGGAAGAGCTCAAGCAGTCGCATGAGGACGGCCGCGAGGCACTCAATGTCCAGGCAGACGTCGAGAAGACCGGTGCGAAGATTCAGAGCGAGCTCATCAGGGAAATCGGAAGCCGAGCAAGGGATGTGGTCAACAGCGATGCCAACCAGAGGATTCGTGAGGTCAAGGAAGCCACCATCGACAACAAGAAGGGCTATTCAGCTCAGAGCACCATGCAGCAGACCTCGCAGGATGTGAATGGCATCCAGCCCCAGGTTGAACACGTTGAGCAGCAGGACACGCCACAGCTCGCAATGAAGGGCAACCTCGTCAACAATGGCGGTATGCTGCAGGAACTTGTTAACTTGGAGAATAGATAATGGCAGTTCAAGACAATACAAGGGTAGAAGGTTTCAACCTCAACAACATTTCGCAGCTCCGTGACCTCGCACCGAGTGTCTACGGTCCTTCCTACACGGCTTACAAGTACGGAGGACTTCCCGAAGAGCTGTTGCAGAGGCAGGAAAAGCTTAATGCGGCCTACAATAGCGGTAATTCTCCATTTGAAAATGTTGAATTTTCAGCTGGTTGGGTTGCCAAACCTTTTTCAAAGCAGTTGCAGAATACTCTAAAGAAACTTTCTCCTGAAGATAGAAACGTTCTCATCCAGCTAATTGATAATGAATTCGGTGCAGCAGCTGCAAGAAAATTTGGGTCAAGTATAAAGATGAATGGCAATGCTTCTATTGACTATGTAGAAAACTTGCCTCCTAAAAATCTTTCTAAAGAGCAGCTTAATAAATATTACGAAGCTGTTGAAAACAGCAATAGCGAGCTAGGAAGGATGGCAAGGGACTTATCTCCTGCGGAAGCCGGACGAATCTGGGACGGAAGAATGCTTGATGAAAAGAGGCGTATCCGTAACGATTTTGAAGAAATTGGAGGAGACCAGTTTGACATCCCGATTTATAGGGAGTGGATGGCAGACATCATTGATCAGCCTAGTTGGTCGAATTTGACTAAAGGTGAAAGAGTTGGTGCTGATGAAGTTGTGAACAACGGAAGTTATTTCGAAAAATACTTCAAAAAGTAACCAAAGGTATCATATAGGGTATGGGGAAGGCTACTCGCCCCTTCTTAAAAATTGGCGAGGATTTACGCAGCGGATTTCATGGACTCCAACCCATACGGAGGAAGTGATATAGCGACGGTGGAAAAGTCGTTGGTATCGGTATCAACGCCAATCCCCATAAGGGATGGAAACAACAACCGAGATATGCAGGCATCCAAGCCGAGGAAGAATTATGGAAGAAGAAATCGACAAGATCAAGACATCCGCAGAACTTGCAGAACCCGAAGTGGTAGAACCTGAAGAAACTCAGGAACCTCCTAAGGAAGAACCTAATGCAGAAGCCGAATCCAAAAAGGATGAAGGCGAGGAAGATAAGGTAGACGAAGGGAAGAAGGATGACTTCGGCAAGGAAGGCCACACCCCGAAGGGAGTGCAGCAGCGCATCAACGAGCTCTCCCGAGGACGCCGTGAAGACCGAGAGACAATCTCCCGTCTCCAGGCTGAACTTGATGCTATCAAGAAGTCGCAGCCGCAGCCGAAGGAAAAGGACCGCAACGATTTCGCTAATGACGAGGAATGGATTAACCACCTCGCGGAAAAGCGCAGTAACGAGATGTTCGACAAGCGCATCGCGGACTGGGAATTCAACAAGGAAATGGAATTCGCACGTCCTATGATGAAGCAGCGTGAGGATGAAGCCCGAACGAAGCTCAATGACTTCGACGAAGTTATGAGCCGCCAGGTAGACCTCCCGGTAGATAGGAACACCTATCTGTACGTTGCACAGAGCCGCCACAGCGCACTCATCAACTACTCGCTCCGCAAGGTAGAAGGACTCCGCAACTCGTTCATCAATGCGCCTATCGAGAAGCGCATCGACGTCATCAAGGGCATCGAGGCAAACCTTGACCGCATTGACGAGGAAATTAAGAAGAAGGCTTCACAGCCGCAGGAACCAGCACCGGCCAAAGCACCTAACGAAGTGATCCTACAGCCCGGCCTGCGCGGCCCTGCCGACGTGAAGCACAAGACTACAACACGCCTGGACCCCGCCACTTGCTCCATGCAGGAATGGATGGACCAGGACTAAAATACAAAGGTAATTATTATGGCACATTCCACCGCCAAGATCACCGGCTTCGTAGTTAAGGAAGCCACCAAGGGTTTCATGAACGACCGCCTTTTCAGCGGCCTCGTTTCCCACAAGTATGAATCCGAATTCCAGGAACGTGGCGCAAAGAAGGGCGACACCATCCAGGTCCGTCGCACCGCACAGTTCCGCGTCCGTACCGGTGCTGGTATGGAAATCCAGGACATCCATGAAGACGTCAAGACCGTCAAGCTTGGCGAACAGAAGGGTGTAGACTTCCAGTTCAGTGACAAGGAACTGACCCTCGACATCGACAATGGCGGCACTGAATACTCCCAGCGATTCATCCGTCCGGCAGGCTCCGCTTTGGCATCCGACTTTGACGCCAAGGGCATGAAGGTGGCCGCTCTCGAAGCAGGCCACGCAGTCGTTCTCGAAGCCAACGCAACCGCAGAAGCAAAGTACCAGGGCTTCCTTAAGGCAAAGTCCCTGCTGAACAAGTCCCTGGCCCCAAAGACCATCGGTGCTCGTAACTCCGTCATCGGTTCCGACGTCGAAAACGACCTTTCCTTCTACGTGAAGAATCTGTACAACAACGAACGTGCAATCACCAAGGCCATCAAGGAAGGCACTATCCAGGACGTAGCCGGTCTCACCTGGGCTGCTTCCGACCTCGCATACGTCCATGTGAACGGTGCTGGTGGTGCAACCGTTACCATCGCTTCCGTTACCCCGGACTACGACAACATGACCCAGTGGGTTGCCTACACCATTTCTTCCGGCACTCTGAATGTCGGTGACACCATCCAATTCACCGGTGTCTACGCAATCAACGCAGAAACCAAGGCCCAGTACGCAAACAAGCTCCAGCGCAAGATTCTTGACCTGAAGACTGAAAGCAACACCAAGTATATGCTTGTGTACAGCCTGCGCCCGGTTCTCGCTGAAAACGCAGTAAATAGTGCAGAAACCCGAAAGAAGTTCGCAATGGCCAACTGCACAGCCATTGGTTCCAACGCCACCGCAAACGTCCTTGGCGTTGCAGGCACTTCCTACCTCTGCTGCCCGGTCTTCCACAAGGATGCCATCGTGCAGACCTGCGTTGACCTGGTAAAGCCTTCCAAGGTTGAACGTTGCGACTCCGTGAACTACAAGGACATCGTAATCCGCTACGTCCGTGACTACTCCATCAGCAACGACGTGATGGCAGACCGTCTGGACATCCTTGGCGAATTCACCACCATGATTCCCGAATGGCTGGTGTCCGTGGAAATTCCTCTTTAATGATTGAGGTTACGTACCTTGGATCCCTCGTTCTTGTTTACCCCTAGGATGACGGATTCGAGGTCGTAGCCCCTATCTTCCTGACATTCCTTGTTGAGGGCGTTGAAGTTTCGTACTTCTTCGCCACTTTTTTTGACATCCCATCGTGAAATGGTCTTCGGGATGGTTTTAAGGCGTACCCACTTGACGTATTTCGGCCACCTCGACCTTTCGGGGTCCCATCCGCTCTTTGTCTCAAGTGATAGGGCGTGTACCATCTGGATGTAGAAGTCGTTTGCGTAGTCCTCCATTGATATTCCGACCATGTTGCACTTCGGTGAGCCGCCCCAGCAGTAGATGGATAGCGAGCACAGCAGGAGCATATTGTGCTGCTCCTTCTCGCTCATGGTGATGTGCATCAGCTTGACCTTCTTGCAGATCCTCTTGCATTCCTGCGGGAGCCATGAGGAGTATTCGGCAAGCTCGTCAACGGTGACGTTCTTCATGCACTTCTCCTCTATGTCGTAGTATCTGTAGTTCTTGCCGTCGAACGGCTTCGAGTTGGGCCTATGCCTATTCCTTACGATGCTTTTCATGTTTATTCCTTGTTAATAGAATGTTGATATAGTGTTAAATATAAACACGTTATAAACATCTTACAAACAAGTATTATTTAGGATATGATGGATTTTCTACCAAAAATCTGCTCGGAATACCAGCGTAACGAGTTCCAGCACTGGGAAAACGAGGCCAAGAGAGCTTTTAAGGGGCCTTCAGAAGAAGTCGCGAAGGCCGTAAACAAGGCGGTACGAAAGAAATGTACACCGTAAGACAGCTAATCATTGACGCCTTCAAGCGCAGCTCCGTTCGCGGCCTTGGGGACACCCCCGACAACGAGGAAACCGACGATGCGCTCGGGATGCTTAACGACATCCTGGGCATTCTTTCCCGAAAGCAGGAATTCAGCGAGGGCTATGTTACTTACATCGTGAACAAGCCTATCGACCGTGACTACATCACGTTCTCCGACTCACACAAGAGGACTTTCTCTGCCGTTGCCGACAATGACGGAATCGTGCTCAATTTCGACGAGCCGCATATGCTCGAGCAGGGGATGTCAATCGACCTCCGTATCGGTGGCCTGGACTTCAGCACTACCGTCTCGTCCACCGATACACTCTCCGTCGTAGTACCTCCTAACAACTCGCTCAACGGATGCTACAAGGGCTCCTACAAGATGTCTTCCGAAGGGCCCGAATACCTCATCGACGTCATCGCTACGCCACCGGTCAACATGGCGCACGTAATCGCCAGCGGCAAGGGCGAGCTTGAGGAGGTCCAGCAGCAGTTCTTCTACGGAAGCAACAATGGAGATGGCGGCTGGTTCTACGAGAAGACCCGCAACCCATATCCGAAGCTCTACGTGAAGGGAGCCGAAAGGGTAAAGGTGGTGTTCCCGAAGACGGTATTCACCAACGTCAACCTCGATACCGACTTGTCATCCATGGACGATGCCGCAAGGGCTGCAATCAAGTACAGACTTGCAGCGGAGATCGCAGGGTCCAACGGCTTCGACGAGAAGATGAAGACCCTGCTCGCCCTCTACAAGAACGCCTACGGCACTTTCGCACGTAGTGTAGTGCAGTCATCCAGCCCAGTACCCGACACTTCAGCTCCTGGATATGTAGGTGGCAGATACAACATCTACACCGATGGGGGAGCCGATGCAACTTTCTAATTTCGATGCCTTCGTAGGGCCTTCCTATTCATATCAGTCACTCCCCATAGATTGCCAGGAGTGCATAAATTTCGAGTGCCTGAAGGTAGGCTCTACGGCATCGCCATTCAAGAATATGCTTGTCTCCACGGCAGGGATGAAGCACGTCCGCTTCCGCATAGAGGGACGTGGCGAGCCGGTGGACGAGCTGCCGACAAACAAGGCCAACGTGTCCAGGATCAGGGGTATGCACAAGTGCTCCTACAGCTTCTATGGCGAGTCCATTGACGGATTCATCGTTGTAGGCAGCGATATCGTGTGGCGCATGGGCAAGCCTGACGATGACCTCGTATGCGACATCTACAAGCTTGGTGTCATATCCGACGGCCGTTCCCGCGTTTCCATAGTGGACATCGGCTACATCGGTGAAGGCACTAGCCAGAAGATAGTCATTGCCGATGGCGTGACACTCTACTACATCGACATGAGCACACTCTCGTTCGGGTCCAACGGCAACATCATGCCGCAGAGGCCGACAAGCCTAACCACAATGGATGGGCGAGTGTTCATGGCAGGGACCTTGCTTAACGACGGCTCACGCAGCCAGTATGTCTACTTCAGCGAATTGTTCGACCCTGTCAAGTGGGCCTACACCGACTGCGTTCAGGCTTATACCAATAGTGACCCGGTACTTGCCGTCAAGAATGTAGGCAACTACATATGGATGATAGGTACTGACACCTACGAGGTATGGCAGACGTCATCTTCCGACAACGCTCCTATCCGCAGGGTTTCAGGCATAGAGACCGGTGTCGGAACTTGCAGTGCGGATTCAGTCGCATCCATTGCGGCTTCCGTGTTCTTCGTCGGAGGAGGCAAGACCGGCTATTCCAGGATTTACGAGGGTGACTCCAACGGAACCATCAACGTTATCTCTACCGATGCTATGGCAGAGGAGTTCAGCCGTTACGTAACCATCGAGGATGCTGTTGGCTTTACCTGGGCAGACGGAGGCAACGTATACTACGGAGTGACATTCCCTACGCAGGACGTGACCTGGGTATACAACGTCCGCAGCGGCAACTGGCACAAGAGAATGTCGCAGAAGAATTCCACGTTCCAGAAGTGGAGAGTGGACACTATGGAGAACGCCTTCGGGACGGTCTTTGGCGCATCGGTCAACAGCGGAAGGGTCTACGAGGTTTCCGACAAGTACTACGATGAAGATGGCGAGACCATCATCCGCAAGAGGGTGGCCCCGCATCTCCGAAGCAATGGCAGGCAGCTTAACCACAGCAGCTTCGAGCTCGACCTTGAGTGCGGCAACGCCAACGCGAGCGGCTACGGCAGTGATCCCCAGGTGATGCTACGTCCTCTCGACGATGGCGGCCGCACCCCAAGGCAATCCCGATGGAAGTCAAGCGGGACCATGGGTATGTACCGCAGGCGTGTGAAGTGGTATAGGCTCGGTACGGCAGTAGACCGCTGCTACGAGGTGACTGTCAGTGACCCTATCCGATGGGTTATCTACGGAGCCGTAATCGGGACTGAAGAAGGAATTGGAGGAAGATAGTGCTGGATTCAGTATTCGTACCTTTCACGCCTTTCGGTGAAGGTCCCAGCAAGAGGGACCTATCACTTTCCGATTCATGGAAGCCGTTCATCAATGCTTTCAATACGTGGATGGAGCAGGCGCAGTCGAAGGTGAGACTTGACAAAGGCGTGTATGCCTCGAGGATAGGCAATGTAGTGTTTGTGACCGGGAAGGTCGTAAAGGGCTCCAGGATTGCAATCCCGAAGCCAGCGGTAGGCTATTCCGTAGGGTCCGTATTATTTAGTGAAGAAGGTTTAATTGTTAATGATGGTGAGGATGTTGCCATTTCCACGTCCTACGTCGCAAAGGAGTAATTGATGGGCGGTCTAATCGCAGGCATCGCAGTATCTACACTTGTATCGGCTATCAGCGGCTACATGGGTTCCAAGGCGCAGAAGGAAGCCTATGAGAAGGTTGCCAACGCGACAGCTGCCGAACGAGCCGAATTCAAGAAGGCATATGACGAGTCTTTCGGTCCCGACTCTTACAATGCGCAGATGCAGAAGCTTGGCTCGCAGGCAATGCAGACCTATTCCGACATGGTCAACGACTCTGCCGCATGGGACAAGTACGTATCGGGAGACAAGGCTTATGTCGCACCCGAAGCATTCTCTTTCACCCAGGAAGACTTTACCGACGACCCTTCCTACAAGGTGCGTCTCCAGGAAGGTCTTGACGCGCTTTCGCAGAATCTTGTCTCGGCAGGGTATGCTGGAAGCGGCTATGCTGCAAAGGAGATGAACAACTACGCCCAGGACCAGGCGTCCAAGGAATACTCGGCAGCCTACGGACGAGCCTACGACGCCTACAAGGACCAGCGGAACTTCAACTTTGACACATGGAAGAACGAGGCTTCGCAGTACTATCAGAACCTCACCAACCGTTTGAGCGGACTTGACAGCTTGAGCAAGAGCGGGGCCCAGGCAAGTACGGCCCAGGCTAATGCACTTAACTCTCTTGCTACCAACAACGCCAATTCCATCGCACAGCAGACTTCTGCCCAGGCGGCAGCCGACATGGCAGGCACTAGCCAGGCCACTTCAATGCTCGATGCACTTGCAAAGGGAGTGAACATGGGTGTCGGCCTATACGCAAGCCAGGCAGGCAGCACTGCGGAACCGAAGGCGAGAGTGAACCTTGGCACTACTGACGAAGGTTTGACTGCTTCAATCATCGGCAATACGCAGCAGGACTATTCCGACATGATCTCAAGGATGTATGCCGGATGGAGCGATTCCCTTACCAATCCTACCAACGTCAACATCGTGGGGTCGTAATGAGCAACGGAATTATGCTTAACGGACTAGGCAACGTAGATACCGCGTTGCAGATGTCCAGAAGGATTGACGATTCAATCAACTACAACAATCAGAACGCGGCTCAATTCTACGAGACAAACCTTGCTAATAGCCTGCCTACGCAGATGCCTTCAAGGGCCCCTTCCATATCCACTCCAGTTGGGACCGGATATAACCTTGGAACTGAAGCTGCCGCAGATGCATACGCAAGCAGCCCCGACGTCATTGCAGACAAGTATCTTCGCCAGCAGTACGACCTTGCTTACCCTAACGGGCGTCCGCATGAAGAGCCTCCCGCAGTAGTTGGACCTCAAGGAAGTACCGATGGCAATGTCGGTGCGCAGATTAGCGCATTCGAGAACAGCTTCAGCTACAATAGCTCAATCGAGGAACTTCTCCAGGCTCTTGCCGACCTTGCCTCCATGGACTCCAAGGAACCTGGAAGCGGCATCTTCCAGCTTGACGCGATGTACAAGGATTCCAACCCTATGAGAGGCCCTTCCGTAGCCCCTATGCAGACTCCTATGGCGAACGGAAGGGCTCTCACAACCATTAACCTAGGGAACCGATAATGGGTGCTTTTGACCTCAACAACCTCTATTTCGTGAAGAATGCAGCCCCGAAGACCTCCAGCTTCGAGGAGCTTGCAAAGCCCATCGGGGAAGGCTTCAATCTCGGTACGCAGTACAACGAGAGCTACAACAAGAATTCCTTGCAGAACCTTATCGCACAGCGCGAGAAGGAAGGCATTCCCTATTATATGCTCGGCAACGAAGCCGCCAAGTGGGACCTTGATGCCGCACAGTCCATGGACAAGGACTACATCGGCCGAATCGACCATGACTACAAGATGGACAAGGACCAGTTCGACACCTGGCGCAAGACCATGGCACGTCGTATCTGCGGCCTAATCTTGCAGAAGGCAGACCAGTTGCAGATTCCCGAAGAGGAACGTTTCCGTGTCCTTAACATCGCTGCAAGCTTCGTCATCACATATGACCCCGACCTTGCCGCACAGCTTCGCCAGGAGGCAACACGTCGCAGCTACAACCAGGCACGTACTGCTCCGAAGGTGCAGAACTTCAAGGACGATCATGTAAAGATGTCCGAAGAAAAGCAGAAGTTCCTTGACTTCTCAAAGGGTGCTGAAGGAACGGCAGACCAAAGAAATCTTGCTGCCGCAGAATTTGACCGCCTTCAGATTCTTGAACACGAACTTGGTGGTCGCTATCCGATGTACACTTGGATGACCGGCTACATGAGGGGCTTTAGAAATTCTGGTGGAACATATGACCAAGCAATTAAGAACATAATTGACGCATACGACCCTGAAGCAAGACCTGGACTTGAATATGCAAGTCTTCAGCGTTTTGGAGAAGAAGTTGAAAACGATCCTGCACTAGCAGGAATCCTTGCCTCATCTCCTAAAAAAGGATATGTCCCTGCAAAGAATCTCAAAGACAATGCTGATGGCGCAAATGGCGTTTCTGGCCGTAATGGAGACGGTACTTTCTCTTATATCGTAAAGAAGTCCAATGCTCTTGGAGGTTACAACGCACCTTCAGACAAGGCTCATCAGAAGATGGCTAACGACATCAATAACGCATCTTCAGTAGACGAACTTAATAACGTGCTTGCAGGAATTGAAGAATACGAAACAATTCCTGGAGCAAAGAGTGTTGAGTCTCTTAAAACACGCGCTTCAAAGAAGATGGATGACCTACTGAAGATGCAGGAAGAAGTTGGTGAAGGTTCCGAAGCAAGACTGTTCTGGAAGAATCTCCCTGCACGTTCTAAGATGGCAGACGCGAAGAGATTCCGCCAGGCAGGCACTTTCGCATCCGGCATCCTTTCCACGACTCCGCTTTCAGTAGTTGACAACGGACTTATGGTCCAGTCTCCCGACTACCAGATGAGTGAAGCTATGAGAAAATCTTCCCAGGTACTTGACACTCCTGACGGATGGATCAACTTCAAGGCACAGCTTACAAACTACAAGGGCCCGTTTGAAGGTCTTATCAAGCCATATGCAGTAAAGGAAACTGCCTATGATGTAGTTGCTTCTATAGCTTCTGACGTTTTGAGAACTATGCGTCCTATCTATAACGAGCTTCTTAAGGGCAAGAACGAAGAAGATAAGGCTCGTCTAAAGAGCTTCCTTGCTTCTTCTTACGGATGGCCTAAAGAGCTGTTCCTTGCTCTTGAAGATGAAAATGGTAGCCTAGGAACGGCAGAGCAAATCAAGTCTCATTCACACAAGATGGCTTCTACACCGAAGAACGTCTATATCGATGGAAAGAAGATTGTTGGAGGTGTAGAGACTTCTTTGAGCGATACAACCGGAAATGTAAATTCAAAAGACTATAGCACTTCGGCAGAGGACATTGAACTATGAGTTTTAGCATCGTAGACAATCTTGGCAACGTACTGACCAACAAGAGGAATGGTCAGCCGTTGTCCGGCCTACCTAACACAAAAAGGAGTGCCGTAGAGGAAAAGTTCAAGGACAAGATTGCGTCAGGTGAGATTCGTATAATCACTTCGCAGAGCCCAGAAGAACGTGATGAATTTGCAAAGGAAAAGTTAGGACTTCCCGGACAGATTCTTGCTGCGCAGTACCCTAATACGACCGAAAATATAATGGACGGCAACAAGTCTTTGGGCCAGTACGCAAAGGGAATCGTAAAGGATGTGGCTACGGCTGTTCCTAGAAGCATTGTAGGAGCGGCAGACTACTACACTACTCCTAGCAATAAGCACGACCAGACGTTCCTTCAAAGTGTAGGAACAAGGCAAGAGGACGTAAAGCTTGATGATCCTGATACTGGAGGAAATTTCCATGCGGCAGAACGAGCTAGAAAGTTCGTAACGTCTCCTGAATTCTCTATAGGAGTCGCAACGGCTCCTTTGAGTGACGTAGGATATTTATTGACGAAGGCTCCTACTGCATCGAAGGCTTTTGGTGCAGTTGGAGGTGCTGCTTATGGCGTTGCTATGGAATTGGCTTCTAAATTTCTTAATGACGAGCCTATTAGCGATAACGACATAGAGTCTGCCGCAGTTGTTGGTGGAGCTGGTGAAGTGGCTTTGCAGATTGTAAGAGCCGCAATCACAAAAATCGGGAAGGAACAAGTAAAGGAGATTGCCGGGAAGGCATGGCTTGGAGGCTCTTCTAACACTAAACTCCGTGACGATCAGTTCGACCAGTTCATTGCAGACCCTCAAAACGCAGAGACTCTAGCTCTTGCCTTGAGCAACATCAAGGTAAAGAACAAGCTACTGTCTTTGTTTGGAAGGGATTCCCAGGGGAACAAACTTGAACGCCTTGCCATTGACGAGGCGAAAAAATTCAAGCTTGTATTCCCTACAGAAAACAAGAATTTCAAGCCTTCAAGCTATGAAGGCAAGACTCTTGGAGGTAAGTTCCTTAAGGAACGAAGGGATGCAATTGTAGGTGATATTGACAACCCTGAATACGCAGTGGCTCCTGGGTATAGACTTACTTCCGAATCCGAACGCAAGAAGACTCCTACCTTCGAAGAGACTAATGCCAATCGGTTCGCAGGGCATACTTCTCACGTAAGAAGGCTTAACGAGGCTTTGCAGAAAACAAATGACGGGCCTATGACGCAGGGCGAACGTGACGCACTTGCATGGCTGTCAAATGAATTGAGCAAGAATTACAACAAGGCTAAAAATGCCGATGGATTCGCTCTTGAAAATGAACTTGACAACGGAGGATTCACTTCGTATCTTCGCGGACAGAAGTCCGTAAGCAAGGAATTCAAGGATGAGCTTGACCAGCTTGCGAAGGAATATGAACAGAAGGCTTTTGACCTTGAAAGCTATACTGCAAAGAACTTCGCAGACAAGAGAGCCCAGTTGAACGACCACATTGTAGACGATGTGGAAGGGTCAGGGTATCTTGTAAGAAAGGATTATGTCAAGGCTAACGAGAAACTAAAAGACGACATTAACGGTCTTATAAGGGGCCTTGCAGGAAAGACACAGCAGGATGCAGGAAGAAGGCTTTATAGCGCAAAGGAAGGCAGTGTAGGGTCAAAGGTGTACAAGGACTTCCTTGACACGATTCAGACCAAGTTGCGAAACAAGCAGCACCTTGATGCTGACGATTTCAGCGAAATATACTTCAATGCGGCAAGATTCAACTTCGTTGATGTAATGAGGTTTATGGAGGATTACGCAAAGAGACTTGGGGTAAGCGATGCTGAAATTCAGCTATTGAGGAAGAATGGACGTGTTCCAGGACAACTTTTCAAGCTGCGTGAAGGAATCCGTAACGAAAGCTCGGCAAAGGGAAATATGCTTGAAAGAGCTGCCGACTTCTTTGACCCTAGAGGAGTTAATTCATTGGGTGTAAAGGCGGCAAACTATGCTGAAAGGAACTACAATATTGGAAGCTGGTCTAATCCTTCTTCAAGCCCAAAAGTTAATAGAACTGTTTCAACTTCTGCAAAAGTACCTCTGATGCTATTGGGAACGGACGCCTACAAGGAGTACAACCTGGGCAAGTAATACCTCTAGGTATTATGTAGGGTATGAAAGGTACTCTACTAGGCGGCTTCAAGATACAGCTCAACGACGGCAACGGACATCCCTTGTCTTCGTTGGGCCGTGTTCGTTTCTACAAGGCTGGGACTCTCGCTGGCTCATCCGAACCTCTAGAGGTCTACAAGTCTGCCGCCATGGACGTGGCTCTCGGTACCGTTGTCTACAGCGACGCCAACGGCTATCTGCCGGACATATGGCTCCGTGGAGACTACCTCTACGACGTCCGTGTTGAGCGCAAGATCCAGGAAGACCCGGTAACATGGGAAAAATGGTACGACGTGCTCAATGTCGGCCATGTCTTCGACGAGGTTGTGGACTCATACAATGAAAACCTTACCTTTGTCCAGAACATAGATGACCTGAAGACTGTGGACTTCACAAAGTTCAAGAACGTCTTCGTGGCAGGCTTCTACGAGGCTGGTGACTGGGGCGAACCGTCTCTATTCGAGTACGATGCGCAGAGCACAAAGGAACCTAACGGAGCCTCCTATGTACTCCCCAACAGCCTCAATCCGCAGGATAGGGGACGCTGGGTACAGATTTTCGACTGCACTACCATCGACGTACGCAAGTTCGGTGCTATCCCCGACCTGACCGAAACTCCCGACGTACTTGCGAACATCGTAAACTGCATCACTTACTGCATTAACTCTACTCTATTCAAGAGCCCAATTTCCGTAGGCTTCCTCAAGTCAGGCAACTACTACATAGGTGGCCACCTCGACATGGACTACTACAAGTTCACGTTCCAGGACGAAAGCACGAAGAAAGTCGGGTTCGTCATCAACAATGGCGTAATCTTCAACGGCCTTATCGACGGAATCAATGTCACTCTCGGCCAGAACACCGACGTGAAGTCGTTGTCACCGATAGTGGCAGGCGGGGCCTCCCTTTTAATGCCGGAATATATGTACCGCCCTATCCTATCTGGATGGGGAAAGAACGGGACCGTCGGCAATCACAACATGGTTATCATCGGTGAAGGTGACTCAATCAACTATCCTTCAACCGGATTCTCGGTGGACCTTGAATACGGCCTTCTTCGATTCAACGGCTTCCGCTGCGGCAATTCCTACTTCATTGGAAACGAGCTCAAGTACCTGGAAGAGAGTGTTTTCGTCTTCAGCCAGTCTGGAACTGGCGCAGTAAGCTGCGGGATGAAGAAGCCTCTTGAATTCCGATGGGATGACTATGGCGTAAAAATAAGCAACAGAAGTGTGCTAGTAAGTACGGATGGCGACTATTCTGCCGTTATGAAGGCAAACCTATTCGAGATCGAGGACTTCTTCAGCGTCACGAAGGCCAAGGTGGACCATAACGGAATCTACACCGCAGGCACGCTAGAAGTTGATGGAGATTCTTCAATTAAAGGAAACCTAGATGTAGACAAGGTTTTAAAGATTAACGACTCCCGCACAAGGCTGTCCAGCTCGTTCGTTCCGAAGATTATCAAGATGTCCGAACTGCACAGTAAGTTTGGCATCGTGCCTACATACACGATGCTTTCAAGTCTTGAATATAACGGATACCTTGAATTCAACATGAGCAGCCTGGCCAACGACACTAACGTGTTCATAGGCGAATTTCTGGTAATCGTTAACGATATAGTCCAGTACACCGACCCGACAATAAAGAAAATCGGCTATGTGAAATTAAGGTTCGCGTCAGGTCCTGCCTACAATGGCGTTAGCCTTGACGTAGGCGGCAACGCAAGCCCGAAGGTCGGCCTATATCTAGAGGACAGTGTGGACCTCTACAGAGGGGACAGTGTAATCCTTATGCGCTACAGCGGTATTGTTAGCGGAGACAATACGTACTCCGGATTTACGAGGGTTAAGTAATGGCATTGCAGAGAATTGATTCGATAGTGTTCCATGCCGATGACCTCAACGGCCATCCGTTGAGCGGTGGCAAGGTGTACACCTACTTCGCAGGCGGCAGCAGGCCAGCCACGACTTACAATGCGCTTGGCCAGCGGAACGAGAACCCGGTAAGGCTTGACATCCGTGGCAATGCAGACATCTGGCTTGACCCTGCCGTTAAGTACAAGATTGTGGTTAAGGATGCTCTTGGAACTACTGTTATTGAAGCAGATAATGTTACTTCAAATTCTGTCATACAGATTGAAGAAGGAACGAGTTCATTAAATGTTAAAAAGGACGGAAGTGATGAGTATATTTCAATATTCTATCGTACTGACGGATCTAGAGGATTATACGATAGTTTAAGCGGAAAAGACGTTGTTTCTGTAAGCTCAAGCGGTTCTACATTTAATGGGAACGCAACTAGTTCTAGTGTAGCAAGTGCAGCAAAGGAAGGATCGTCTCTTGCTACTTCCATTGCATCCAAGGCAGACGATTCTGCAGTAGTCCATAAGAGTGGTAGTGAAACTATTGCCGGTGATAAGACCTTTACTAACGTAATTAAAGGTACTGCAAGCATGGTAAGCATTACAGAAAATAGCACTTTCAACAATTACCCTATTGCTGTAAAGACTGCTCAAGGGACTCTTGAACACAATGTTGCTTTGACTGGTTATGCTGACGATAGCAACGCAATCATTACTATTGGCTCTAATGACAAGAATGGTAACCTGCGTCTCTACCATCGTGACGTTGACCACTTTGCTCAGATTAGCCCGAAGAATACAATGACAAGCAACATTACTTGTACATTACCTAGTGAAAGTTGTGACCTTGCCAACGATTCTGCAGTAGTCCATAAGAGTGGTAGTGAAACTATTAACGGTGTTAAGACATTCCGTGACCAGTTGAACCTTACTAAGACTTGGCAGACTGGTTCCGCTACGTTCAATGACAACATCCAGTTACCTAGTACATTTGGGGCAATGATTTGGAATGGTGCAAGTGGCAAGCAGGCAGCAAGACTTACAAAGCCCTCTGACCCTCCCGCAACTAC